GCCGACACCGCAGTGGTAGTTGGCATGGCCTCGATGTTAAGCCCAGCGGCTTCAATCTCCTTAAGGGCGAAAAACACATCTTGTTGAGGTGTTTCTGATAACGCTGAATAAAGCCTAGCCAAATCTAGCCGCTTAGCTGGCGTCATAGGCGCAACTTCCGCTGCGGCGGCTTCTTCTGCGGGCGTGACGGTTTCTACCGGGGCCGCAGTGTCCCCGATGGCCTCAAACTCTTCATCCGTCATGGGGGCAGGAACCATTTCTTCTGGCGTAAGCCGCTGGTCGTCTAGGTTTTCTTCTGCGGGCGTGACGGGTTCTACCGGGGCCGCAGGGGCTTTGGCGCGGGCAGCAGCTTTGGCGCGGGCAGCAGCTTTGGCGGCGTTTATCGCGGTTTTATTGTAGGCATCGCGCCACGACTCGAATGCTTTTCTTACGTCCGCGTCCCCCGGAACTGTAAAACCAGTAACGGACCCCGCAGGCTTACCTTGGTCTGGCAAACCCATACCAAGTCGCAACGCCCTTATGGTATCTACGTCCATATTCACCAAGGCGGCAATTTCGGCGGCAGTTTTATCTTTAGCGTGGAGTTTTTCAACAGTACGTAAAAGCTCTGGGTTCCTTGTTCGCAGGGCTTCAGTCAGAGCGCGTGCGTTGTCCGCTGCAAACCCGGTCGCGGGTGTAACGGGTGTGGGGGCAGCAGCTTTGGGCACGCCTGCTTTGTCCAGATCGGCGTCGGTGAGCGGCGTGAACATGTCCAGCTGCTCCTGACCTTGCAGTTCCGCTGCCTCAGCGTCCTCCTCACGTAGTGCGAGATCGTTTTCTTCTTGTGCCTGCCGGCGAGCCATTGCGGCTGCCACCATTTGCTCATCGCTGGTCGCTGCTTCAAGTTCTTCCGGGAAGAGATCGCCAGCTTGCAACTGCTCCTCGGTCGGAGTTGTCGGTTCTTCCGCAGGGGGCGGTGCGCCAGCAGCCGAACGGTCCTTTACAAACAGGTCGAACAGACCTTGCACAAGTCCGCCTACCCCAGCGCCGTAACCGAAAGACTCGCCGGTTCCAACGAACACTCCCTGCTCTGGGTCATAAAGGCCCTTCTCGATGAGGTTCTGCGCCACTTCAGCAGCGGCTTCCTGCGCACCTTCCGCGCCGCCGGTGATCCCCGCCCGCTTGATTCGGTTGAATATGGTGGTGGCCGCCGTGGCGTCGAGTGCGTTATCAAGTATCCTGAATGGCACGAGAACTTCACTCAGACCAACAGCAGTACCGAGCGCAGTTGCTTTTGCACGTTCTTCAGGCGTGGCTCCACCCTGCTCCGCTCGTGTTCTTGCGGTACCTGCGCCGGCTGCGCCGGCCAAACCTGTGGCGGCGGCTCTCCCGGCCAACCCCAGCGCCCCTGTCGCCATAAGCGGGAGGAAGCTACCGGCGACCTCACCAAACGTGCCCGCCATGCTGTCTTCATAACCGGGTTTGCGTTGGAACGGGGACGCAGCGCGTTCCGCAGCGCCAAAGATAATTTCGCGCAGGTAGGATTCTTCTTCGTCAGGCAGCAGTGCGCTGGCACCGATACCCGCAGTCTCCAGAAGACCGATGGCCCCACGAGGAATACCGCGCAGACCTTCGCCGATTTGGCCCATGAACGTGCGCTCGACCGGGGCTGGTTCCGGCGCAGCTGCTGGCACAACTCTACCGAGCAGTCTGTCGATCTCTGCGGCCAGCGCAGTGGCTGCCTGCGTGTCTCCAGCTCTGTCTGCGTTGATCAGCGCCGCTTCAAGCTCTCGAATCGTTGCCATTTATTGGGCTCTCACTGTTGCCGGCCGTATCTCGCAAGTGCGGCTCTGCCTTCTGGGCTAAGAACATCAACGCCCACCACGTCCCCGCTTTGCAGACGCGCAGCGTTTTTCATTTCATCGACCAGCGCTTTCTGCGCGGTGAGTTCTGTGATCAATGTCTGAGCCTCCGGAGATGCAATAAGCGCCGTATCTGCGCTGATGTTGGCAATTGCCCGGGCAAGGTTATCAGACTCATCTACAAGGCTGGAGTAGAAAGCGGTCAGACGTTCTGTGTTTTTCTGACCACGAGCCAAGTCGGCTTCAACCGCAGCAGCTTGCGCTTTCAGTGCCTCCATGTTGTTCTGAGACTCTTGGATCAGCGCAGCCTGCTCTCGGGTCAGCTCTGAGCTGATCATTCCCGCAGCCGATTGTACAGCCCCGGTTACTTGCGCCATTGCCCTATCCGATGCGGCTAAGCCATCTTTAAACGCATTGATTGACGCTTCACGATCAGTGCTCATAAGGTTATACGCAAGTTCAAATTGTTGGTCTGCTCGCTCCCTTGCGTCCTGACGGCTACGCTCCATCACAGCTTCGCGGCCTTGCGCCGCAGCAACACCGCTTTGGGCAATGAATGGTGAACTCGCCAACCCCTGCAGCCACGCCTGAATACGTCGGTCACGCAGCTCTTCCGGGGAAAACTCTGGTTTTCCGGTTTGCGCGATTCGCGCTTCGATAAGTTCCCGCATCTCTTGCGGCACTGCGTAGGCAGCGGCGGCGCGATCTTCAATAGCTTTGCCCCTTTCGTCAGCAAACCCCGGCTGCAGCTGTGCTTCCAACTGCTTGCGCAGTAGTGCTTCAAGTCCTGACGCTTCGCCCGTAGTAGCCCTGCGTACTTGTTGTGCCTCTGGGGCTTGCATACGGGTTAGTACCGATTCGATCTCGCTTGGCGTCGGAGCTGCGGCAGTTTGCGGTGTTTCAACAGAACGAGCTACGCCACCGGGCATAATGCTGGTAACGCCGAGACCACGGGGCAATGTGGGCTCCTCCGACGCGCCTGATGTTGCAAACGATACTGGCAAATCTTCGAGCAAAGGAGCCCCCGGCGCGTTCCTTAGGTTTCGCTCTTCAAATTGTTCTTTTGTGAGAGGCCCGGTAAACCCTTCTCTAGGTTTACCAAACAGCGACTCCACCAGTTTGTCGCGCAGCAAAGCGACGCGTTCGGCGGCTGAAAGCGGCTCTCCTGTCACAGGGTCCACGTAGGCACTGCCAATCGGTCCACCACCCTGCGCAAACGCAACGATCCCGCCACCCGCCATACGCGCCATATTCGGCGCTGCCAGTTGCGGCAAACCACCTGCGCCTTGCTGCGCAGCAATCTGTGCACCGCGCTGTTGAACCCCGGGAGACAAACGTGCGGCAAGGCCGGCAATACCCTGCTCGGCTGCGAGTCGAGTGCGCTCAGCAACGGTAGGGGGCATGGGTTGAGGCTGCGCTGCTGCCATCATCTGGTCAGCCGCTTGCATCGCCTGCACGGCGTCTTTGTACTTCAGCATCGCCAACGTGCGCGGGTCGAGGATGTTCTCCTCGGCGTCACTGGTCACAACGTCCATTGCGGCGGCAAGCCGAGGGTTGTTCATTTGCGGTGCCGGTTGCCCTTGCGGCATCAGCGCTGCCAAACCTTGTGGTTGCATTGACGTTATTCTCCTGTTTATTAACCAGCAACGGGGTCGTTTAGCGAGTCAATTAGCGCTTGCACGAAATTTTTTTGCTGGTCAGTTTGTCCCGTTGCAGTCGGCGTAATGAACTTCTTGACCAAATCGTAAATTCCGACAACGTCGGTTGCCCCAGAAAGAAGCGACTGCAGCCCGGTCGGCTCGTAGTACGAATACGTCTGTGTTTCCAGCGGCACGCCGGAACCGAGCAACGACTGCATGAACTTGAGCTGCTGCATCGGGTAATCCCGCTCTTGCTCGAACTGCGCGATGTCGGCGAGGACACCTTGCTGTTCAATCGCACGCTCTTCTTTACCACCGGCAAGCTGCTCACGCAGCGCATCCAGCCCATATCGTTGTTCGGTGTTGAACTGATCTTGCGCCCGCTGGAACGCGTTCTCGTAGCCGGTGCCGTATATGCCTGCCAGTCTATCGAGCAAGCCTCGCTGCAGTTCTGCCTCAGCAACACCTTGGCGTGATCCGCCATAAGCCCCGGCTTTGCCGTACTGGGTTTGCAGATTTTGCGCACTGATCTCAGCTTGTCGACGCGCAGCAGTTATTTGCGGGTCCAAAGCAGCTTTCAAATACGGACTCATGTAGGTTGCCGCAGTGCCGGGTGCTGTGAACGACCCGGATGTGGGGATATTCAATGCCCCAAGCCCCTGAAACGCCTGCGTCTGAAGTGCAGAGGGGCCCGCAGTCAGCGGACCTTCGTAAGCGGTGTACGGCATATTCGACAACGCCGCACCGCGACCAAGCATATTGGTCACATAGGGACCGGCCCAACTGGAAAGGGATGACTCTTCCCCGAGCACGTTTCCTTGAGGAACGTCTGATACGGCCATGGTGCTTACCTCACACGGGTATAAATTTGTTGGGGTTGATCTTGCGCCCCTGTTCTTTACGACCTGTACGGGCCTGCCGTACACGATCCATCATTGCGTACAGTGCTCTTGCACCAGCGTCAGAGTTGCCGTTGCCGAGGTGGCTGACGACATCAGCGGGGATCACGAACTCCCCATCGCTCAGAGCAGCGGGCTGCTCGCCGTTAATAGTGGCAGGGATTTTGTCCGCCATACCGTCAGTGGGACCACCCAAGTAGTAACCGCGAGCTTGGGGCAGTGAGGCAAGGCCGCCTTGTGCAAAAGTCTTTGTACCCCCCATCGCTTGGTACCGCGACAAAATATCACCAACGGCATAGTCACGGCCGAAACGATTTTTGTAGTACTCGGACACTTCTCGCGGCGTGGTGAACCCGCGATTCAGTAGTTCAAAAACCACCGATTCTTCGTTCATGTTGCCGCCGTACTTGGCGTTAAGCTGTGATGCTGCCGTAGCGGGGGTGTACTTATTCTGCCGAATGTCCTGCGCGACTTGACGGGCGATAGCGGTTTGATCCGGAGCAGGTGGAGGTGCCACTGTAGTGTTTACAGGACCAGCCGCAGCAGACATGGTTTTGCCAGTAGGAGTATACGTAGTGTCGGTAAAATACCTTCGCCCAGCACTTCCCGGTCGTCGCGCAGCCCCAGTAATAGTCGTTGTGTCAAAGGCATTAGGTTGCAAAGCGCGGGTGATGCCGTACTCAGGGATACCCCCGGTGTAGCCTACTGGCTGTTGGCGACTGCCCATGCCGAGAAATTCCCCCACCTTGCTGTCAGGTTTAATGACACCATACAGTCCGGCCAACCCAGCTGCAGTTGCCGCGGCTTTTGCGGGGTCTTTAAATAAATTCTCAAGCCATTCCATATAGTCACCCTCTCAGTAGACGGATTATCTCGTCTAGGCTATTCGCGCTGTTTACGCTGCCGCCACCATAATACGGGGAGCGCTGTGTATTGTCATCTGCGGCAGTCAATAAACGCAGTATCTCAGCAAGCGACAAGTCGCTGATGTCAAACGTATCTTCCAACGGTGCGATCCCTGCTTTCTCCGTTTTCATGCCGCGAATGCCTTGGCCGTAGAGGGGGGTAGCGACAGTGGGAAACGTACTTGTTCCAGTTCCAGTTCCAGTTCCAGTTCCAGTCCCTGTGCCGGTTCCTGTGCCGGTTCCAGTTCCAGTTCCTGTGCCGGTTCCTGTGCCGGTTCCAGTTCCAGTTCCTGTGCCGGTTCCAGTTCCAGTTCCTGTGCCGGTTCCTGTGCCGGTTCCTGTGCCAGTGCCTGTGCCTGTACCTGTACCTGTACCAGTGCCAGTGCCGGTTCCTGTGCCAGTGCCGGTTCCTGTGCCAGTGCCAGTGCCAGTGCCTGTGCCTGTGCCGGTTCCTGTGCCGGTTCCAGTTCCAGTTCCAGTTCCTGTGCCAGTGCCAGTGCCAGTGCCTGTGCCTTTGCCTGTGCTAATGCTAGTGCCTGTGCCTGTGCCTGTGCCAGTGCTAGTTCCAGTGCCTGCGCCATTAGTGGCTACACCAGCAATGTCTTGGGCACCTACTATATTCCCCATATTGTCGACGGTAAAAATGCCGCCAACACTAATGTCCGTAGGCAGCGTAAGACCGGGGTAATTAAGTATGTTTTCTTCTACCCCCGTGGTTTTGTTTTTAAAAATTCCATCTCCAATGTATTCCCACAACTCGTCTGTAATGTCCGAAGTGGTGTTTGTGTTAGGGGCGGTGTTTACGTTTTCCCACTCCCCTCTGCTATACATACCACCTTCAGTCCAGTCTAGTTCTGGATCGGCATCCACTACTTGGTTTGTAATTACGTTAGTTAGTTTGCCGTTGCTGTAGCGCCAAGGATATTCTGAAATAATTGCCCCACTTTCATCCGCAGCTCCACCTCCATTAGTGGCTACACCCCCATCAGTGGCTACACCTCCATTAGTGGCTACACCCCCATCAGTGGCTCCACCTCCATTAGTGGCTCCACCTCCATCAGTGGCTCCACCTCCATTAGTGGCTCCACCTCCATCAGTGGCTCCACCTACACCTCCAATATCACTAATGCTAGGCATAGCTACAGGAACAAGGGGCGCAGTTCTTGGGTACACCCTACCGTCTTCTGTAATTATCCAATAACCTCCAGTTTCAACATCACGTATGTTTCCTTGCGCGTCTTTAACGTATCCTTCTGGGAGCATTTCTGCAGTAGAAGTATTTCCTTGGACTAAACCGACTAGATCATCGAGCCCAAGATTTAACGCACGGTCTAACAACGCAATTTCTTGTGCATCCCGACCTTCGGTGCCGCCTTCAAGAAGTTGACCTTCACTGCTCTGCAAGTAGTCGTAGAGCTGTTGCGTTGCCATTTCTGGGGTAGTTTCTACCGCTGCAGGACCGTCCCTCCCACGCCCTAACATCCAATTGACGAAGGAGGAAAATATAAGGCTAGCGGGGTCAAAACCAAAAATACTGGTTTTTGCTGTATCTAATGCAGCTGGGGCAAAACTTTGTGCTACGGTGGTTGCGATGGGTGTTGCAGAGTTTAGCGTCTGAGACACTGCAGTGAGTTTTTGCATCGCGTCATAGAAATCTTCTCCGCTAGTATTCGGCGCTGCGCTGGGAATAACTGGAGCTGCTGCAGGTGCCGCGCCAAGAGCGCCGGGTTGCGTAGATTGCAAAACGTTAAAAACATCTTGTTCGTTAGCCCCTGAGCCACCTGCGTAATCGGCTTCGTCAAAAATAATCATCCCGTTTTCGTCGATTATCATAACTACACCTGTTTACTTGCGGTAAGTGAGCCTATTAAGTGTGCTGCAAAACTACCGGAAAACTTATGTCTACCGAAGTGATCCGCTGTGTACGTAGGATCGACGTATATGTTAAACCCTGAATCACGTAGCAGCTTGCAAAGGTACAAGTCCTCGCTAAACAGCGTGTCTCCATCAAAAGCAACTTGGCATATATGGGGTATTTCCATTCCAAAGTTATGGTACTTTTTGCTTTTGTCCCACAGTGCTTTTATGGCAGCTTTACTAAGGCGTAGCATACCAGTGCCAATTGCTGGTACAGACAGCAGCCCAAGTTTTGGGTCCGCTAAATACGCCGAGAAGTCATTGTTTGGCATTACGTTGTACCGTTCGCTAGCTAAACACTTAATCCGTACCGGAAACCCAACAACATCAACAGGATGACTCAACAATTTAAAAAACGCATCTGCACTAAACCCTTGATCCGCGTCGATAAACACTAAGTCATCGAAGCCGCCCTCATAGGCCATGCCCAGTAGAATGTTTCTTGCTTCCGCTATTATGGAGTTGTGCATCCAAAACTGCATTCTAATGTCGTACCCTCTGTCGTTAGCTAAACGAAAAACTTCCATCATTGCCAGAGCGTAGTCGCAACACACGTCCCCGTTATGTGATGGTGTAGCCACCAAAATCTTTCTCATCATTCACCTCAAGGGGGTGTCGGTATCACGTCAGGCAGCACTGACACGAAAGTTACGGCAATCACAGCTGACGGAACACCGGGATGGGGCGACGTAGGAGCTATAGCGTCCAAAGTCATGTTTGTGTCGTCTCCCGCCCACATGATCTCTATGTATTGCCCTGCCTGCATGTCAATGTTGAAGTTCCAGTTAATCTCAAGGATGCCCCCCGAGCCTGAAATCAAATACTCCCGTGCAGAATACCCTATGTCGGTGCCGCTACGCCTGATCCAGATGTACGCTATTTTACTGCTAGCGTTCGTGCTACGCAGCATGGCGTTGAATTGGAAGTTGTAGACCCCCGAGTACGTCACCGTAATTTCTGACGTCGTAGCCCCGTTGATAAACATACCGTTATCGAGATAAGTCTGATTGAACCGCACCGGCTGCGCCACGTTCACAGTGGTCAGCGTTTGGTCGCCGTTATCCCAAAACAACCCATTGGGCGAGTCTATGAACCGCCCACCGTCAGCGCCCGTAAGCAGATTGATGTTGTTGGCGGCACGCGCAAAGAACAAACGCAGTATGTTGTTCAGGTCATCCAAGTACCCACGTATAGGGTTCTGCGGCGCTACGGGGAGCGCCGGGGGCTGTATCTTGTTTATCAGGTACCGTTCGTTAGACATCAGCCCCTACGCCCCGACGGAATCATGTCAAAGCGAGGAGCCCCTAGCTTCCACGTAACACCCAAGCCGGTAGACTCCACCTTGAACGCCATCTGCCTGCCCCTGATCCGCACGTACACCTGCCCGGTAAACTCTTCGATAGGCACTGTGGCAATGCGGGAGATAGTGTTGGTGCTGTTACCGCCCACAGAAGCCGGGTTGTAATAGCCGGAGCCGGAGTTCTCCAACGGCAGCAGTGTCATTGTGGCCGAGGGCGTGTCCGCCGTAGAGCCTTGGAACGTCATGTCGGGCAGTACCCGGTTGATCAGCATGAAGCGGTCGCCGTCGTCCACGTCAAACTCTGCAGAGACAATAGTTGCCGTAATTGCAGTGGGGGTTCCTGACTCGTTGCAATCCACTCCGTACTCTTGGTACACCAAGTTGTTGCTGTATGTAGCGGCGATGGGGTAATCCCGCAAGTCAGAATCCAGCCACGCAGTACGGCGCAGCGTGCCGTAGTACCACGCGTTTTCCACGTAGTTGTAGATTACGTAGCGGTCGTTTTCGTTGGACCCAGCGGATGGGTAGAACCACCAGATTTCATCGAACTGCTCGTTGGTGCCGCAGACGACTTGGTTGAACTGCTGTTTGTTGATGTCGTCGAACACATAGCTACGCACGGAGCACGACAGTGTTTTGACCGTACCATCGTAGTAGTAAAACTTGTCTTTGCCCATCCAGTACGCCACGTTGTTGGAGTAGACCACGGCGTTGGGACTGATGACGGTGATGTTATCCCCCAAGAGCTGGGCTCCCCACACCTCGGGCGCACCGAGGTACTGCAGACCGTAGACGGCTGCGTCGGTAAACACCAGCACTTCTTGGCGAGCCTGCTTTACCACAATAATCTGTGTACCTTTGGACACCCGCAAACTACCGGCTTGGTTCGTCGCATCCGGCGTCCAGTTCGCAACGTCTTCTTGGTCAGACCAACGGATAAGCATGGGGTCAATGACGGCGCTTCCAATCTCGTTAGCCCCGAAACAAAAGGCAAACCGGTAAAGGTCAGAAACGAAGGCAATGTTGGCAATGGTGGGGACGTCGGATGCGCCGCTCAATGAAGACACATACACCGCTCGGGTATTCACCCCGCCGGTTGCATCCCAGTAGAAAGGCTTGCCGCCACGGTACGTAAAGAACAGGTCTTCACCGAAGTTGTTCTGGCTCCACAAGCGCATTGGGGCAATTGTAGTACCGCCAAAACCCCACGTACCAAAGCCCCAGCGTCCCGCACCCCATCCAGTGAACGGTACTTCCAACTCGTTACCTATAGGTATTTGATACGCCGCCACGACGGCAGCTCCGCCGTCTCCGCTGTCTGAAGAGTTTGCCGTGGCTGTAGCTACAATAGTGTAGTTGTCGTCGTCGATAATTGAAGCAATGCTGTACTCTTGGTTTAGCACTGTCGCAGTGATGTTGCCGCCCAGACTGACGGCACCAGAGAACGTCACGTAATCGCCTTGTTGGGCACCGTGGTCTACGTCGGTAACTGTGAGAACAGCAGACCCGTTGGTAGCGGCAAAAGTAACATCGCCTGCAGCAGTAGTCAGGCGAATAGGCGTCACGTCAAAATAACTACCGCCACGCTCAATGTAGTACTTGAGGTTTGTCCCCACCGACACGAGGTTCTGCCCCGCCAGTGTGGCCCAGTTGGTCATGGAACGGCATATGCCTAGATAAGTAGACGCAGATAGTCTTTGCCACCCACCAATTTTTTGAGGCAGACCGAAACGAAACCGCACTTTGTTGGTCTCGTACCAAGTACCCTCGGCGGCGTACCGGGTGTTCTCTCGGTTTACTCCGGGCTTGAATGTAATTTTCTTGAGCATTGGGATTAACCCCCAGATAAGAACAGTGCCCGTTCCGCTTCTCTGCGCCTTTCGAGCCCCTTCAAAACAACGCCATTTGACTTACGCCACTTCAGAAACTCGTCTGCCGCGCCAGAGTAGTCCCCGCGATTGTACTTCATCCGTAGCGTAGACGCCTGCAAGTTGCCTAGTCCGATGTTAAAAGAAAGGCTAACCAGTGCTGCAAGGTGAGGCTCGCTATCAGCAGTAGCAGGACATAATCGTAGTACTCCAGTCTTAAATTTAAGTAAATCCGTCTGAAGTAACGCATCAATTTCGTCAGCATCCCACACCCGGTTATGTTCTGTCTTGAGTGGATAGGAGGGTCTTTCGTCGGCTTTGAGCCTCGCTTGCTCCGGGTACAAAACATGGCCGTAACCGACCGTCCACAGCTTCGCTGGGCACAAATAGGGGGTGTTATGACACCCCTCAAATGCCTTTATCAAGTCGCTCATTTCTTGGAGAAAGCCTGTGACCCGAACCAAAACGCGATAATTGCGGCCAATATGCTCATCTCATCGTCCGAAAAAACCTGATCCATTGCATCAGCAAAGGCCACCCCAGTGGAGTACGCGTACCAGATTCCCGCAACATCGACGGTGATTAAAAGCCCGACGAAAAGATACGTAACAACTGGGCGAACAGAGGCGCGGAGATTAATCACCCAAGTGCTGGCCCCTTCGCCGATTTTCATGTCGTGCTTCCACATCGCAATCTTTTCCTGCGCCTGTGTTTGCATGGCGATCTGATCTGTTTTGATTTCCTCGACTCGTGCCTGAGCGATGTAACCCTCTTTCGCCAGCGCAATTTCACGTTCGCGCTGTGCGGCCATCAAAGCCAGCTCGTGCTTCTTGTCACCACGGTCTTGAAAAAAGTCGAGAACTTTTGGCAGTCCGCCGGAAGCGAAGCCCAGCAGCGTGGAAAGTAGGGTCATCATGGTTTTTTCAGCTCCGTCACATCGTCACCTTTACGCACAGTCACCTTACCGTCTTCCACATCCACGCGCATCGGCGGTTCTTTCTCGGCCAGTTTGGCAATCAGATGCTGGATCACTTCAAACTCCGGTCTCTCAGGCTTTTCCTGAGTGCCGGCAATGCCGTTCATCATGTTGATGAGAGCTACCAGTGCGCCGCCTACCATGGTCATCACGGCGGTGATCGCAGACTCGGAAAGGAAATATGACGAGCCGACACCGATCAGGACGATAGCTGTGATGTAGGCCAGACCGTACTTGCCGATGGCTTTACCGGCTACCTCTTTTGCTGTTTCGCAGCGTTCTGGATTCTCTTCGCTCATGGCTTGTCCGCCTTGTTCTCAAGTCGCTTGAAAATTGCGCCGAGCAGTTCCTTGACTTCGCGCATATCGTCCTTGTAGTCGTCTCGTGCTACATAGACCCGTGGCATCTCACGCACGTCATCATCCAGCCGGTCAATCGC